TCACGGTGCGCGACGGCATCTCGGAGTTCTCCGTCAGGGACCACAAGCTGCGCGGCCCCATGGCCATGACGCCCGAGGGCAACATCCGCATCAGGGGCGGCATGTCCATAAAGGGGACGAGCCAGTCGGTCGAGAACGAGCGGGTGACGGTCGTGGACAGGCTCGAGCCGCCGCGGACGGTGAGCTCGAGGACGTACGCGGACCTGTTCTCCAGGCCGGAGGCGATCTCGTGCGACCGCGCGCCCGCGGCGACCGATGTGTCGATGACCGCGGAGCCGCCGCGCAGCAGCCTCAGGCGCTGGTAGGTGATGCCGGTCTCGTCGACAGCGGTCCAGGCGGCGCGCAGCGGGAGCTCGACGACGGCCTCGCCGTCCTCCGCGGGGGTCGTGAAGAACGCCTGCGGCGGGTCGGCGACCCTGAACACCGCGTACTCCGACCACGCTCCCCATGAGGGGTCGGCGCCCTTGGTACGGACGCGTAGCCGGTAGGTGCCCTTCGCGGACAGGCTCAGGGATGTCGTCGACGCGGGCCCGGTGATGTGGCGCGGGACGGTCTTGCCATCGGGCCCGACCAGCTCAATCTGCGCCGCCGTCTGGGCTGTCCCGTCGGGGTGGTTCCGCGTCCAGCCGATGGTCGCCGTCGACCCAGTCGGGTAGGCGGGGTCGACCCCGGAGACGGCGGGCGCGTACGGCGGGCAGATCGTCGCCACTGCGTTGGATGCCGTCCACGCGGAGAAGACGGTGTCCCCCGCGCCCGCCACGGGCTCCTCGCGGTAGGTGCGGACCTCGTAGACGACCTTCTCTCCCGCCACGGCAGACGGGTCGGTCATGGTCCAGACGCCCGGCTCCTGTCTGTCGGCGGTAAGGGCGCGGGGCTTGTAGGTCCTGCCGCCGTCGGAGGTCGCGCGGACATCGAAGCCGCTAATCCAGAACGGGATATCGGGACCCCTGACGACCAGCGAGACCTCGCCGTCGCCGGAGCGCGATAGCGAGACCGATGCCGGTGGGGAGGGCGTCTTGTAGACGCGCACGGAGCTCGTTCTCTCCGACGTGCCGCCTCGCCAGCGCGCCCTTACGTCGTAGTCGTAGTAATTGTTTGCCGATGTCGACGTGTCGCGCCAGTTGGAGATCGTGACGCTGTTGTAGGGGTTCTCGGTGTCGCCGCCGTTGGTATGGCGGTAGACGTTGATGCCGTCGTAGTACTTCCTAGCATCGTCGTCCGGGTGGTTGACCCACTCGAGCTCGGTTGTCCCGTCGGTCGAGCGCGTGACCCTGAGGTCGGTCGGGGCCGCGGGCTCGTATGCCGGGACCTTGCCGATCCTGGCGCCCTCGCCGCAGGAGGTCGTCGCGCCGACCCCGCCGTAGCCGTTGACTGCCACGGACTCGGTGTACGCCTCGACCCAGACGTCGTAGTCGTTGTCCTTGCGCCCCGCGTCGGTGTACCCACTGACGGTGACGGCGCGCTTCCAGGAGGAGGTCGTGTAGCCGTCGCCCGACGCGCGCCAGACGCCGCCGACCTTGACGTGCAGGCGCACGCCGTAGTAGTACCAGTCTCCGAAGTCGACGGTGGCGGTCCAGTAGATGCGGGCCGTGGTGTCGTTCACGTTCGACACGGACGTGGAGAGGTTGACGGTGTAGTACGTCACGCCTCCCCTGGTCGTCTGCGCTGATGCCATCTGCTACCCCCTTCCGGTCCTGACGGTCCTCTTGAGTTCGGAGACCAGCGCCCTGAGCGCCTCCGCGACGCGCTCGTCGACCTCGAGGGCCGACCCGTCGAGGTAGATGTTGTAGACGTCGCCGCGCTGGCCCCCGAGCTTTGCCATCTGCTCGGCGATGGTCGCCGCGAACGGCTCCGAGTACTTTCGGTTGGTGAGCGGCACGATTGCCTCGGCGCCGTCCTCGCCCACCCAGTCGAGCGGGTAGCCGGTCACCGGCGCGTCGACGATGGCTCCGTGCGCGTGCATGCGGATGCCGCCATCGGCGTGCCGTATGCCGCCTGCGGCCTTCTCGTTGCGCGTCCTGTTGACGGTCACGTAGGTCGTGGTGATCGTTGCCGACCTTGAGTGGAACGGCTCGTTCATCACCGCCTGCATCGCAGACTGGCACTTCGGCAGCGTCCCGTAGCTCGCCTTGGCGGTCATCTCCTTGCTCTTGAGCTTGGTGCCGTTGAGCTTGTCCACCGAGGTCTGCGCCCTGTCGACTTCCTTCTTGTCGACCTTTGTCTTGGCGCTCTTGGACTGGAGAGCCGTGCCGTTCCAAGTCACGAGGTTGCCCTGGGCGTCGCGCAGGTCGCCGACGCTCACGTCGACGACGCCGTTCTTGTCCATCAGCTGCGAGCCGTTCCAGGTGTAAACGTTGCCCTGGGCGTCCATGAGCTGGGCCTGGTTGACGGTAACGTTGCCGTTCTTGTCGACGATGGGCTGCGCGTTGTAGTTCTGGACGGCCCACACCATCTGGTCGATGTTGCCGTTGAAGTTGCCGGCGAGCGCGGCGAGGTTGGCGGAGCCGATGCTGTTGAGCGTCTCGGTCGACACGCCGGCGGCGGCGCAGGCGTCCGAGAACGCGCCGAAGTCGATGTTCTCCTTCGAGAACGCCTTCTTGAGCTTGCCGCCCATGTCCTCGAGCGCGGCCTGGATCTGGCTCGCGGCGCGGACCGTCGAGGCGGCGCCCTCGTCCATCGATACGCCCCACCCGTCGAGGTCGTCGACGATGGAGCGGGCGGTACCGTCGTAGTCCTGAGCCAGCTTGGCGAGCTGGTCGTCGCTGAGGCTCGCCAGTTGCTCGGTGTCGACGCCGAGCTGCGTGAGAGAGCCGGAGACGGCGGACAGGGTCTCGCCGTTGGCCGAGAGCTGCGCCTGGAAGAGCGTCAGCTGCGCCTGGGCGAAGTGCTCGAAGGTGCTGCCGGCCTCCTGCGAGGTCAGCGCGGCGTCTCCGAGCTTGCCGTTGAGCACGTCGATGCTCTCCGAGGCGGAGTCGAACTGCTTCTTCGCCTCGTTGTACTCCCTGCCGACCTTTTCGGTGCAGGCGAGCGCCTCGAGCTCGCCCTTGGTGAGCTCCGGGTAGGTCTTGGCGAGTTCCTTCAGGCGGTCCTGGTAGGGCTTCGTCTTGGAGGCGAGCGTGTTTGCCGCCTCGGACTGCGCCTGGTACGCCTCGGTGAGGTTCGCCGTGAGGGCGCTCACCTCGGCGTCTTTCTTCTTGGATGCGACGAGCTCGTCGATGGACTGCTTGAGGTTCTTGACGTTGCCGTCCGCGTCGACGTACTGCCCGTTCGCCACGTCCTGGGCCGATATGTTGAGCCCAAGCTGGTCGTTGAGCAGCTGGAGCGCCCACGTGAGCCTGCCCTGTGCGTCGGTGGACAGGTCGGTCTTGCCGGCGTAGTTGTCGATGATCTGCTGTGCGGTGTTGAGCTGCGCGATCTGCGACTCGGCGGCCCTCGTGTTCTCGTTCATGGCGTCGACGTGCTTGCCGATCGACTCGGCGAGCTCATTGACGGACATCGCCGAGAAGGAGGACTTCTTGCCCACGTTCTCGACCCTGCCGGCGTAGGACTCGAGCGCCACGGTGTTTGAGGCCGCGTCGACCAGGCCGGTCGTGGCCTTGTTGAGCGCGTCCGTGCGGGCCTGCCACTCGACCTGCTTCTCGATGAGTATGCCGATGCCGGCGGCCGCGACGGTGCAGCCGATCGCGACCGGGTTGAAGCCGATGCCGACCGCCTCGAGCGCCTCGGCGAACGTGCCGGCGCCGCCCCGGGCGAGTTTGAACGCCTCGGTGGCCTTGCCCACGCCGCTCGCGACGCCGGAGAGGACGGGCACCGCCTTCTGCCACGCCGCGATGCCCGCCGCCCCCGAGATTATCTCGGGGGCCAGGCCCTTGAACCCGCCGTAGAGCTGCTTGACCATCGGCATCGACGCCGAGACGCCTCTGTTGACGACCTTGAAGAAGCCGTTCACGGCGCCCTTCGCGTCGTCGAGCACCCCGGCGATGTTGTTTCTGCCGATCGCCTCGAACGTCCCGGTGACGCCCTTGGTCACGGAGTTCGACATGTTCTGGATGCTCGTCTGGACGCCGCCGGCCGCGGTCTCGGCCTGGTCCTTGAAGGACGCGAAGCTCGCGCCGCCCTGCGTATCGAGCTCGACCATCTTGTCCATGAGCTGGTCGAGCGTGACGGTCGGGTCCTTGCCCCCGCCACCGAGCGCTGCGTACAGGTCGTTGGCGTTTGCCGTGGGGCCGAGCATGGATTTCGCCAGCTGGTCCATCTGGCCAGGCGCGGCCGTCGTCAGCGAGCGCCAGTCTTCCATCTCGGGCTTGCCCTTGGAGAGGATCTGGCGGAACTGCTCCATCGCCGCCGAGCACAGCTGGGTCGAGCTGCCCGAGGCGATGAGCATGTCGTTGAGCGCGAGTCCGACGTCGGTGGCCTTGTCGAGGTCCCCGACCGTGGCGGTGATGCCCTGGACGACCGAGACCATGTCGTCGAGCCTGGTGGGCAGGGTCGACAGGCGGTCGGACATCTTGCCGATAGACGCGTTGGCGGAATCGGCGGAGTACCCGAGGGACTGCATGACCTTCGGGTAGTTGTTAAGCGTGTCGAAGCGGCTGATCGCCGACCCGACATGGGACGAGATGGAGTCCATGGCCTTCGACGTGAGCGTCGAGAAGGCGCCTATCATCGCGCCGGAGCCGGCCAGCCCCTTCCCGAACCCGGAGCCCGTGCTCTTGCCGAGGCTGGAGCCGGACTTGCTCGCCTGCCCCTCGCACTTGCCGAGCGCGGACTCGACCGACTTGGTAAGGTTGTCGAACCTGGGGACGATCAGCAGGTCCGCGCGTCCGATCTCAGCCATCCGTCACCTCCACCCACTCAGTGTTCTCGATGCGGGCACGAACCGACGCCGCGCGCTCTGCCGCGGCGCCGGCGGCGGCCACGTCCAGCGGGCGGGGCACCCTCGGGGCTTCCGACGCCTTGCCGCCGCACAGCGCGGTCGCCGCCGCGTAGACGCTGTCCACGATGTCCGCCGCCAGGTGCTGCTCTCGGGTCCAGCTGCGCTCCGGGTGGAGGGCCGCCACGGTGAGCGAACCGTCGGGCAGCGTCCTCACGAGGTCGTACGCCTCGGCGGTGCCGACCTCGTCGTAGCAGCAGCCGTAGCAGACCCTGAAGTCGTGCCTGAGCAGGGGCAGGTGACGCTCCTCGAGGTCGGCGAGCTCTAGAAGTTTTTTAGTTCGGCCGAGTAGAGCAGCTTGTTGTATGCGTAGCCCAGGGCGTCGTCGTCCTGCGTGCCGTCGTCCTCGGTCACGGCCTCAATGAGGCTCGCGTACTGCTCGTCGCCAAGGAGGAAGCGGAACGCCCCGTCGAGCTCCTCGGTCGTGCGGTCCTCCTTGTTCATGGCGTCGATGAAGCGGCGGTCGTGCGCGCTTGACGGGGATGCTCATGGCGATGCCGAGAACGGTCAGCTCGGCGCAACGTCCTCGCTTCTGCTCGATGAGCCTCGCCTTGTCCGCAGCCGTCTGCGCGGCGGCGGTCGTAAAGCCGAGGACCTTGGCGTAAGCCTCGAGCTCGCCCTCGTCCATCATTGCCAGGTAGTCCTTGTTCATCTTTCCTCCCAGATAAAGGGCCGCCCCGGCAGTGCCGGGGCGGCGTTCTCGTTATGGCCCTGCCTACGCGGCGGGCTTTGCGCGGTAGATGTCGAACAGCGGCTTGCCCGCGGTCTTGAGGACCGTGAAGGTGAAGCCGTACTGCACCAGCCCGCCGGGCTTGTGCTCGACGTCGTCATAGGAGTCGATGGAGACGCGCGGGATGACGGTGCGACGGAGGTTGCCCGTGTCCTCGAGCTCGTCGATGACGAGCGGGACGCGCACGTCGGAGTTGGCGACGGCCTTGATGTGGCTGAACGTTCCGTCCTCGTTCGTCTCGACGTTGTCGGCGCCGTAGCGCAGCTTGGCGACGGAGGAGCGGACGGACTCGATGAAGACCATCTTGTACTGGTGCTTCTCCTCGGAGACCTTGGTGAGCACGATAGACTGGTGCCAGCCCTTGAACTCGTTGACTGTCACGCCCTTGGAGGCCGTGAAGCCGTCGGGCGACAGGTCTCCCAGCGACACGAGGTCGGTGAGCGTGGAGATCTTGGTCGTGGCGTCGGTCGGGAGCGTCGGCTTGGCCTTGAAGCTCGTGTACACGCAGCCGCCCTCGACGGGTGAGCCGGTGGTTACGAGCGAGGGGTCGATATCGGCCGCGGGGACCGCGTCCTCTGCCGCGAGGGCGATCTTGGCCTCTTCGTTGTTGGATGCCATTTATCCTTCTTTCGGTTGGTATGTCTTCAGTCGGTACAGCGCGTACCAGCGCGGGGACCGGGCGAGGTAGTCGTAGTCGGTCCGCATCTCGAGCTCCTCGCAGGCGCAGAAGCCCCGCGCGAACGGCAGGTGCGACATCGCGTCGCCCACGAGCTCGGCGAGCCCCTCGGCCTCGGCCTCGGTGGGCGCCCACATGAGCACCTCCACCTGCGGCGAGTCCACGAGCGCGTCCTGCCGCGCGCCCCCGCACCGGCGGACCACCACGACGGTCCCCGGCCGTTCCCCTGGCAGGCAGACCTGAACGGGCACGCCGCCCAGGGCGGATTCGAGGATCGCCCTGAGCTCGCCCATCACGTTGAGTCTCGGCACGTTCCCTCCTTAGAGCAGGTGGTCGAGGGTATGGTTGCGGTTCTGGTCGAATGCGCCGGCCGGGGTCGCGGCGCGAACGACGCCGAGGGTGTCGCAGGAGCCCGACTTGACGACGCCCACGTAGGGGGCGCCGTCAAAGGCCCCGGGATGGAGCCTCTCGAGGGACCTGCGGTAACCCGACGGCACGTGGTGCGACGCGGCCGCGGCGTTGGCCCTCGCCGCGAGACGGGCGGTCTCGGTCGCCACCCAGGCGCGGACGCCCGCGCCCTTCGTGACGGCGATGACGCCCGCGTCGCTGTGGACGAAGCGCCCGAACTTGATCTTGTCAGCCATGGACCCTCCCCGCCGTCGCCGTCATGTTCCACGCCGTGGGGCAGGGGTTCGTGATGTCGGGGGAACCGACGACAAGCAGCGCGGTGTCGGGGTCGGCTGGCATGCCGCGCCCCGTCAGGGCGATACGGCAGCGCGCCAGCGGCGGCCCCGCGTACGTCTTGGGGAACGCGATGGAGTAGCTCGCCTCGATGCCGTCCGGCCGGACGGCATCCCCCACATCAGATCCCGCCAGGGGCCGCACGAGGCACCCCGTAACGACGGTGGCCTCCCACTCGACGACAGGCTCGCCCATGGCGTCCCTGCCCGTCTCCGTGCTCGACAGCACCGTCACCTCCTCGCCCATCACGGCCTGCGCCCGTAGCTCGGGCACACGGTGCCGATGCGTTGGCCGCGCCCGAGGAGCCTCTTGAGCGCGGTGAGCGTCGAGCGGTCGAAGTAGGCCGTTCCGCTCGGGTTCTGGTAGGTGAAGCTCCCCTGGAACCCGTTGGCCGTGAAGCTCGACTGCGAGACGCCGGTGAGGTCCTCCACGCCCATGGGCGCGCAGGCCGGCTGGACCAGCTTCTTGCGGGCCGCGTCGGTCACCAGGTCGCGGGCGAGCTCGCGGGCGTCGCCCGCCAGGGAGCGGTAGCGCGGCATGCCGAGGGTCGCGCGGAGCTTCGCGCTCTGCCGCGACAGCTCGGCCGCGACGCGCTCCTCATCGGTCTCCGTGTCACCCGTGTCGACGCGGTACTCGTCGACCGTAGCGAACGCGTAGTCGTCCACGTCGGCCTCCTTACTTGGTCGTGATGGTTCCCTTCACGATGTAGTCCTTCACCTCGGGGAAGAACGTCGCGCCGGCGAGCACGTTGGTCTCCACGGACACGTGGTCGTATGCCGGGGTGTGCACCACGCCGATCAGGCCGGAGTCGGAGACCGTGTACGTGAGGCCGGAGGTCGCGAGCTCGCCGAAGTCCACGCCGAAGATGCGGATGTTGTCGGCGGGCGTGGCGATCATGGTTCCCTTGGCAACCTGGTTGGTCAGGAAGACGCCCGAGAGGCCCAGGAAGTTCTCGAGGTAGGTGAGGCCGAACAGGTTCTGGTCGGTGATGGTCGCGTTGCCGAGGTAGTCGGCGGCGTCGTCTCGGTTGATGAAGTGGACGACGCGCTCGGCGGCGTCGCCGTTGGTCTCGAGGGTGTTGCCGAGCTTGGCGTCGACGGCCGCGGCGCAGGCCTGCAGCCCCTTGCCGGTCGCCGCGCCCGTTCCCTTGAGCAGGAAGGAGAAGAAGCGCGAGACGATGCTGCGGCGGACGAGCGATGCCATATGCTTGTCGGTCTTGAGCACGGCGTTGACGTAGCCGGAACGCTGGATCGCCTTGTGCGTGGTCATGCGGCGGTACGGAAAGGCCTCGGCCTCGCCCACGGGCTCGTAGGTGGCGGTGAACTTGGACAGAGCGACCTCGTCGCCCTCGACGTAGGCCGTGCCGGAGCTGGAACCCAGCTGGACGGCGGCATCGCCGGTGGCGGACTCCTTGGAGCCGGCGGTCTTTGAGTCGTTGAGCTCGCCGGTCACCTTGAGCATCTTGAGCGTGGTGCCGGCGGCGATGGTCTCGGCGCCGAAGATGCCGAGGACCTCGAGCAGGCGGTCGAGGTCGCCCTCGAAGTTGCGGATGAACTCCTGGTCCATCGAGGCGTTGATGGCGGTGGAGTCGGAGATGTTTGCGGGTACGGGCATGCTTGCCCCTTTCTTACTTGTAGAGGTCCATGTGCGCGGCGCGGGCCATGATGCGCTTGGCGGGGTCCTTGATGGACTCGATGGACTCCCTGTTCACTTTCTTGCCTCCGCCGGATCCGCCCTTGTCGAGCGGGTAGCCCGGCTGGCGCGACTCGGCGAAGTCGGCGACGGCCTTTGCCGATGCCGTCATCGACTCCTCGTCGTCGCCGTGGATGAGCGCGGCCGGCACGCCGGTGGCCTGCGACACGCGGGCCAGGGTGCGCTCGCGCTCGCGCTCGGCCTCGGACGCGGCGAGGCGTCCCTTCAGGTCGTTGAGCTCGTCGTTGAGGGACTCGACGGTGGGCGCCTGCGCGCCCTGGGCGTCCCACAGGTCGGCCTTGCCCTTGTTCTCCTTGGCCCGGGCCTCCCACTTGCGGGACTCCTTCTTGAATCGCTCGGCCTCGGCCTTCCAGTCGATCGCTGGCGGCTCCTGCGGCGCGCCGGGCTCCTGGCCGGCGCCGGGTTCCGCCGGCGCGGCGGGCTGCGGGGGCTCGACGGGATCGGTCACGTTGTTGGCTTGCTGCTGGGTCGGCATCTTGCGCTCCTTCCGCCCCGTGCGGGGCTCGTCTCGCGCCCCGTGCGGTGGCGCTGGCGGTGTTTTGGCATGGAAAAGGCCGCCTCCCGTGCGGGCTGCGGCCTCGTGTTTCTGCCGGCGCGTTGCGTGTCTTCGCCGGCGACGCTTGATGGCGCGTCGCGCCCGCCCTCCCACGGGGCGTCCTCACTTGGCCGAGAGCCTCTTGCTCACGCTCGCCGCGGTCTGCGCGAGCGACTTGGCGTAGGGACTCCCGGGCTTGAAGCCCATGACCAGCCCCGCCCTGTTCGCGGTGGCCATGCGGGCCTTTAGGTCATCCGGGGACGACGCGCCCTCCATGTACCTCTGGATGTCGCCGATGCTCCCGAACCTCTTCCCGTCCACGAACGCGGCGACTACCTTGCCGCCCCTGCGGTGGCCGCGGGACCCCGAGCGCCTGGACCCCCATTCGGGATGCTTCGCGCGGTACTCGTCGTAGAGCGCCGACGGGTCGTAGCCGTCGAGCGCTGGGCTGTCGGAGAAGTCGGCGACCGGTATGCACCTGCAGCTCGGGTGGCGCTCGGCGCCGGCGGTCGCCGAGCTCTTGAACACGAAGCCGCGCGAGCCGATCATCCGGCACCAGTCGCACGCGCCCGCGTGCGGCACCAGCGCCCAGCGCGGGTGCGCCGGGTCGGCCATGGCGTTGCCCTGGATCGTGGCGTCCGCGTAGCCCATGACGCGCTGCACGGCTCTCGCCGCGAGCGCCGTGGCGGCCGCAGAGGCCCGCAGCGCCTCGTCGACGTCGCTCGCGAGGAGCCCGCCGTGGCCGGGGTCGAACTGCCGCGGCTCGTATCCCTGCGCCGGACCGGCGCCCGAGCGCATGGCGGCGTAGAACTCGACGGCCGCCGCGGCGGCGAAAGATCCGAACTTGGCCACGAGCGCCGCGTAGGTGCGCGCCAGCGCCCGGTAGAGTTCATCGCCGTAGAGTCCGGCGAACTCGTCTATCGCCTGCGCGACCGCCGCCTGCAGCAGGTCGGCGTTGATGCCGAGCGCGCGGGCGTAGCGGTCGAAGTCCTCGCGCGGTATCACTCCGCCTCACCGCCGGCGGGCGGCAGGGCCGCGGCCTTCGCGGCCTCGATGGCCATCGTATCGGCCATGGCGTTGAGCGACGCGATGGCCCCGCCCTGCTGCTTCTCGCGCTCCAAGCGGTCGATGGTCGGCTGGGACAGGCCCACGCCCTCGTAGTAGACGCGGGTGCCCAGCATGCTCTCGTCCGCGGCGGCGAGCTTCGTCCACGCGTCAGCGCGCGCCGCGATGGTCGGCATCGAGGGGTCCTTGAAGTACGCCTGGACGGCGCGCTGCTCGTCGGTGAGCCCGGATATCGGGACGCCGTCCTTGACCGCCATCATCATCTGCGCGACCGTCTCGAGCGCCTCGGCGTTGTGCTCGTTGATCTGCTCCACCTCGAGGATGAGCGGGTCGTTCGCCGCGCCCAGGGCGTCCGAGGACGTGTAGGTGTTCGACAGCACTCCCAGCTGCGCCAGCGGCACGTTGGTCGCGCCGGAGAACCGCTGCGCGTCGTTCTCGAAGACGCGCGTGAAGTTGTCCGCGGTCGGGGCGGCGAACTGCCCCACGGTCGGGACGTCGCCGTCCTCGTCCTTGGTGATGGCGAGGAACGACCCGACGTACGCGTTGAACTTGGCGATGGGCGACGGCGGGGCGGCGGGGCCGCCCTCGTCCCCGTCCCCGTCATCGTCATCGCCCTCCCCGCCGTCCCCGTCCTTCACGGAGAAGAGGCCGTCCTTGGCGCCGAGGATGTATCGCTGGGGGAACGTGAAGAACTCCGCGCCGACCTCCATGCGCAGCACGTCGCGCATGGCCTTGTCGACGATGCCCAGGATCTCGGGCGTGAGCATGGAGTGGCCAAGCGGGCGGTCCGGGTCGGGGTCGTAGGTGAACACCTCCATGAGCGGGCGACCCATGGGGTTCGGCTCCGTCTCGCAGCCCCACTCGTATGGGCCGCCGCCCGAGCCGATGCGCACCAGCGTGAGCACCGCGTCCGGGAAGTGGCACACGTAGCGGGAGGCGTTGCCCGACCTGTCGACGTCGGCGAGGACGACGCCGCAGCGGATGCGGCGGGCGTCCTTGTCCCACAGGCAGCAGAACTGGTTCGCGCTGAACACGCGGACCATCGCCTCGGGCTGTCCGGGGCCGCCCCTCATGACGGTCATGGCCGACACGCCGTAGGTGAGGGCGCTCGCGCACGCCTGCCGGTAGAGCGACCTCAGGCGGTTCTCGCGCACGAGGCGCTTGAGGTCCTGGTCCTCCGCGCCGTCGAAGACGAAGCCGTCGAAGACGGAGCGCACGGAGTGCGCCTTGATGGCCTTGGCGCACCACCCGGTGACGCAGTTGACCATCTCGAGCATGGGCGGGATGGAGATACCGAGGCTCTTCATCTCGTTCTTCATGTCGTAGTAGCGCTTGAGGACGGTGTTGCGCGCCGACATGTCGCCCCAGGTGTCGAACATGTCCTCCACGGCGGCTCGGTACGGCTCGGGGACGGCGTCGAGGTTCGGCGTCTCGACGGAGGCCCTCTGCCCAATTCTCTGGATCACAGTGTCCTCTGCTTCCTGCGCGGGTTGCGCTTGGTGTTCCTCGCGCCCCACAGCGCGAGCGAGCAAGATTCGAGCGGCTCGGGCGACACGGTCGCGTCCTCGGGGGAGCCGAAGCCCCACCCGCCGCGGGACCCGATCTTCCTGCGGACGCACCTCCTCGCCGAATCCTCGAGCGTCGGGTCGTAGGTGTGCGCGAGCGTGCCGTCGTTGAGCGCGTCCACGAAGCCGACGGCGGCGGCGACCACGTCGCGCGTCTGCGGCCTCACGACGTAGCCGCGCGGCGGCTTCATCTCGGCGAGGCGGTCGATGAGCGCGTCGGCGCCCGACATGCCGTCGATGACGACGACCGACGCGGTCGCGCGGCGGTCGTAGAGCCACTCGGCGAGCTCGCGTGCGCCGCCCGCCGTCGTTCCGACCCTGATAAGCTCGACGGCGGCCTTGCCCTTGAGCGCGCGCTGGCCGAGCTTGCAGCCCGACAGCGCGTAGGTCGACCCGTCCCTCGAGAACTTCACCCCGAAGGCCTTCTTGCCGCGGTAGCGGTCGCCTATGGCGTCGATGCGGGCGCCGTCCCACGATGCCCGCGGGATGGCCCTCGTGAGCATGGCCGCCGGGCTGAACCAGTCCAGGCGCTCGTGGGCGAAGCCGGTGATCGAGCCGCCGGCGAACTCCGTGCGGGTGAAGTCGAGCGACAGGATGATGCCCATGCTCGGGTTCGATTCGTAGATGAGGTCCACCACGTCGTCGAACGTGGCGTCCTGGCGCGGGCACTCGTCGGTCGCCCACGAGCACCACTCGGTGTTCGGGATGTCGCCGGCGAGGATGGCCGCGCGCGTGCGCGCGAACACGGTGCCGGGGCAGTCCTCGTTGGGCGGCGTGCCCGTGTAGATGATCTGGCGCTCGCCGGTCGCCGACGCGGCGAGCGTGTACATGATGGCGTCGTACTGGGAGTCGGTGAGCTCCTGTGCCTCGTCGAACACGACGAGCTGGATGTCATCGAAGCCTCGGGCGCTTCCGTTGGTGCGCGCCGAGAACTCGATGGAGCCGCCGTTGGTGAGGTAGATGGCCTCCTCGCCGTTCGTGCGGCGGATCCTCTCGACGAGGCACGAGAGCTCGGGGTGCTCCTTGTCCGTGAAGTAGCGGACGAGTCGGTTGAACGCCTTCTTGGCGGTCTTCACGCGGTGCGCGGTGTGGAGGATGTGCCAGCCGCAGACCGCCAGGCGGAACACCTCGTATATCTCGATGACGGCGTTCTTGCCGTTCTGGCGGGGCACGTCCAGGCCGCACGTGACGTAGGCGGGGCGGCCCTCGGCATCGCATGCGCACCAGTCGGACAGCACGAGGGACTGCCACTCGATGGGCTCCATGCCCAGGTCCCCGCCCAGCTCGGCGGCGTCCTCGCCCTCTGAGTAGGCGACCTCGCCGACGGCGACCCTATACCGCGGCTCTTGCCTTCCGCGCCTCGTGGCGCTCGGCGATCGAGAAGAGCTTGGTCTGGACGTTCCGGACATCTGGCGCCCCCTCGTGGCCGTCGGTTATGCCGAGCTGCTTGTTGAGCTGCCTGATCTCCGCCGACGCGGTCTTCAGGGTCGCTATCTGCGGGAAGGACTTCAGGTCCCCCATGTCGTTCTGGTAGGCGGTCTGCTCGCCGAAGCTGTCGAGCTCGTCCTGGGCGAGCTCGACGATCTTGTACCACTGGCACAGCAGCGCGAGCGTCGGCGCGTCGGCCTGGGTGAACGAGCGGCCGGCGGTAAGCTCGTCCCACTTGGCGCTCTTCACGGGGTCGCCGGCGACCGCGGCGGGCTTCTCGAGGGGCATCCGCCACCTCCAATCGGCATGAAAAAGCCGCCCCTTGGGACGGCTCTTGTAAATCCTGAATACCCGCGGCCTATCTGAACTGCGAGAGCATATCGGCGAAGGGGCTCAGTTCGCTCGGTTCGTAGATGATGTTGCCACCGTCTTCGGTGCGGTAGTTTCCAGGCGGGAGGTACCTGCCGTTGGGAAGCAGACAGAGGTTTCCACGCCACTTGACGCCCTTGGGCATCATCGCCGTGCCGAACTCATCCTCGTCAAACTCGAAATCGTAGTCAACGTCATATGCCATCTGGCATCAACTCCCATCACGCATAGGTGCCGGTCTTCTGGGTAACGAGAAGCCCGCTTTTCTTCGGTTGCTTCTCATAGCTGATTTCAATGCCTATTTTAGCAAACTCCGAGGTGTAGGCCTTGTTCACGGCTCTCCACATCGCGATTTCGCTCTGATATTTCCTCCCCCTGACCGTAGCATCGGCTCGCTTGACGGCAGACCTGACGGCCTTGCCGCTCACGCTTTTCGTCACGAGCGCGGAATAGGTCCCCTCGTTCGACGTCGCGACGATCCTCTTGACGCGTCCTCCGCTCATGTTGTAGGCCGAGGCGATGTATTCCAGGTCACCGCCGGAAAGCGGGCCTCCCCATTTGCGGCCGTCCGAGCCGCCATGAGGATGGTTATGGATAATCGTCGAGACGCCCTTTTCATGTGCGACGGAGGACAGCGGCGCGACTCTGGTCGACCCTTCCTTTCCGGTCGACCCCAGCGCATGGACATATCCCGCATCATCGATATAGGCCGAGTGCTCGTACCTGTTGTCCATCAGCTGCTCGCGGAAGCGGTCTATGGCAGACTCCACCGTCGTTCCTCCCGCAGCGCCCCTGTTCAGAGATGCGACCGCGTAGGCCGACAGAGTCGATCCGTCCTTGGCCGAACGCTTGCCGGAGTAAGAGTATGAGCCCCTACCTCCCACGGAAACCGCCTCCCTTGTACTCGACGACCTCGCAGGCGCCGAAATCGAATCCTATGTCGCCGCCGTAGAGCAGCACGCGCGCGGGCTCCAGGCGGCTCATGACCTCCGTCATGCCCTCGCGCCAGACGGCCAGGGCGCCCTCGTCCCCCTTCACGCCGACGGTCGACACGGCGACGGTCGATCGGCGCGGGACGCCGTCGAACGCGAAGCGGAAGCTCCGGCGCTGCGCCCACGAGAGGGTGGGGACTACGCGGAGGCCCTGCTCCTGCCACCAGTGGCCGAGCGCCTGGGAGCGGTAGCGTTTCCACCGCTGCATGGCGTCTGGCATGTCGAGGTAGAGCGAGAAGTCGGGCGTGAGCACGCACTCGAAGCCGCGCAGGCACTCGAGGTAGGCCGCGGGGCGGGCCCACACGCGCTCGAACTGGTAGTCGTCGATGAAGAAGTGGCAGCAGCGGCCGGCCTTGTCGGCCTCGGGCGTGCTCTTGGCGTAGTTGAACCCGATCATGTCCGCCGGCTTGGCCATGCACCGCTTCATGCGGGGCATGCCGTCTCGGCCGCAGTCGGACCGGCTGACGAGGCGCAGGTTGTACGCGTCGTCCGTCCTCAGGCGCTCGTGGCCGTAGTCGAGCCGTTTGCTCTTGAAGTCCAGCCCGAACCTCGACATGTCGAAGTCCTTGAGGCTGCGGACCTCCTCGCGCAGCATCGACTTATTCCAGGTGGCGACCTCGCCGGTCTTGTTGTCGGCGATGCGGAAGGCCTTGATCTGCTCGTCCGTCAGGTCGTCGCAGTACTCGATCTTGGAGTCGGGAATCTCGTCCCACCCCAGGGATCTGCACGCCTCGACGCGGGTGTGCCCCCATACAATAACCGGGCGCTCGCGGCTCTCCAGGCCGATGGTCCCGCGCAGCCCGAACTCCTTGATGGAGTCGGCGACCACGGGGACGGCGGAGGCGTTGTGCCGGGCATTTCGCTCATATGGGACGATTTCATGTATCTTCACGTACACACCCGCCTAGTTTTTCTCGGTTTAGCTGCGGCTTTGGCTTGACTTCCGTAAAAAAGCGTATTCGGGGGTATTGCGGCCCTGACGCGGGATGGTGGCCTGTCCCACTCCGGCAAAAGACCCCCGTGGGGTCGAGCGCCGAGGCGCGTCCCCTACCACGAGGTCGTTGCCCGAGGCTGTTTGTCGGGCACGGACGGGGGACCAATAACCGAGGCGCGATCGTCCTTGATCGCCTTGCACAGCGCGACGAACGTCTCGGGCGAGCTCCAGGCGGCGCGGCGCGCTGCGAGCGCGGACCGGACGGCCGAGACCTCGGCGACGCTGCGGGCGCGGCGCCAGTTGTTGCAGCAGCGGTGCGCGGCGGCGACGTTGTCGCGGTCGAAGGGCGATCCGCCGCGGCTGACTGGGACGAGCTCGTCGCACTCGAAGGCCCGGGGGTCGCCCGCAGGCACCCCGTAGTCTATGGGTAGCCCACATATCCAGCAGGGCCTGCCCTGCGATCGCAGCCACCGCACGACATGGCGGCGGCGGGCGCCGTTGGCCTTGCGCGGGTTGCCCATCCCCTACCACTCCACCGGGGAGCGCCCTCGGTTGGACATGCACGCCTCGATGCCCCCGTAGCGCAGCGCCTCCAGGCGCACGCCCCCGGCACCCGCAGGTCGGCGGCGCGGCGCCGCCGTGACCCCCAGGGCGCGGCGGAACGCCCACGCCATGACCGTGTCGTGGCGGCGGGCGGATCGCGCGATGTACTCTCGGCTGACCACGGGCATCATCCCCTATTGAATTGAACGTAATAGAAAGGCCGGAGTCCCTGAACTGCTGAAGGGAACCCCGGCCACTCATCTGTGCTTCCACGCACATCCGACCCGCACACCGCGCGGGCGGCGCTGCGAATCGACACCCTAGTTATATCCCAGAAGAAACCTGCAACGGCCTGCAATTGTGTGCAATTGTCTGCAATCATCTGCAGAAGCGTGCAATCGTCTGCAATTGCCTGCAGTCCCATAAAGACAAAAGGCCCCGACCGCACATGGCGATCGGGGCCGACATGCTGACGCGAACCAGCCATCCAATTATATTGCCGCACGGCCCACACCGGCCCTTGCGGTGGCGATGCCCACCATATCGACCCAGTCCAGGGCCGATGACATATCTGAATGGACCGACCTCACCGACACGCCCAGCGTCCCCGCGATCTCCTGCAGCGTGCGGTCCTCGCAGTAGCGCAGCTCCAGCACGTCGCCCCAGCGCTTGCCCGGGTTGGCGGAGCGCACGCCCGCGCAGAGCTCGCGACCCCGCTCCACCTCGTGCCGCAGCTCGGACAGCTCAGCGCCGCTGCGGCGCTCATAGTCGATCCTGTCATCCGTCGAGCGCATAAAGTCCGTCCCGTGCGCGCCCTTGCCCACGGCGTCGTAGCGCTGGGCGCGCACCTGCTCGCGCGCCTGCATCGACTCGATGACCGCCAGGCGGCGGTCGATGCCGCGCTGGGCGGCCCGTACAGTCTCCAGATATTCCCTTGCGTCCATGTGACCTCCCGCGTGGTACCATGCTCTACGCCATATAGAGGATGCCGGGAGGCGTCTTTGCCAAAGGCCGCCGGCGCTCCAACGCCAGCGGCCTTAATTATATATCTACCTGCGGAAACTCAATATCTCATCGCGACCTCGCGCCGCATGGCCATGATCTCGTCGTGCACCGCGCCCGAGCCTACCAAATAGCGGTCGACCCTGTCGGGCTTCGGCTTGGCGCCCTTGCGGCGGGCCTCCTTCACGCGGCGCAGGTCGTGCTCGCGCCGGCACGCCTCCGAGCAGTACTTGGCGTGGGGCGCCTTCGGGATGAAGACCCTCCCGCAGACCGCGCAGTTCCTCTCCTGCACGTCCCACATCACGGTCATCTCGTCGACCTCCTGCACCTGCGTGCGCGGCGCGCCTCGATGCTCATGCGCACGCGGCGGTTCTCGGCGAGCATCCGCCGCAGCCTCTCGAAAACTCTCATCGGTTAGCCTTCCTCGACCTCTTGAGCGCGCGGGCCCGGTCGCGCTCCAGCGCCCGCGCCCTCCGCTCCGTCTCCCCGATCTGCGCCGGCGTCACCCGCGGCGCGTCCGCCCGACCGTGCGTGAGCGCCCGGCGCGCGGGACCCGACACCAGATCGGGCACCGTGCGCCAGGCGGTTGCGCGGAACAAGTCGATCGCCGAGCGGATCACCGGCTGTTCCAACTGTCCGCGAGCATGGCCACCGCCTGGCGGAACGGCGGCAGGTCCATGCTCCCCCACGCGACGCTGTTCGACATCCCGCAGGCGGGGCACCTGACGCTCATCACGTTGGGCTTGGTCAGGGAACGCTCTCGCACATCCTCCACCTTGGGCTCCGCCCCGCACTTGGGGCACGCCTTGAACTCGACATCGTTAAAGGTCACAGCTCTCTCCCATCTCCCTGAACTCTGCCTCGTAGCACCTCGGGCACACGGCGTAGCCGAATCCCAGGTCGTTGTGGATCAGCCGCGATGTATAGCTCTCGCCGAACGCGAGCTCGCACCCGCACTCCGCGCAGTCGACCACGGTCGAAAAGTCATCCGCGCACACGCTCGCGCCGTCCGGCACACGCCAGTCCCTATACTCGGACCGCTCCGGCACCCACCTAATCGCCCGTTTCATCCGACCACCTTCGCCCTGCACTTCTGGCAGTAGCTCCATGTGCCGCTCACCCGATAGTTCTCACAATCCTCGACGGTGTCGCCGCAGGCGGAACACCTGAAACCGTTGTCGCAGTGATGATCTTCGTTGTTCGGATAAACGTTACGGCATGTACCACCGTATTGATTGCCTTCAATAAGGTCAGCCAGTTCCAAGGCAAAGCCGACCAGATTGCGAACTGAGTACTCAACCGGGGAGATCGCGGCGTTGCCGCAAACGGCCATCCTGAGTTCATCCACCGCGGTCGAGAGCGTATCCCTGTCACCTATCTTGGAATCAAGGCCTCTTAGCCTGTTCGCAATTTTACGACGCTCCTCGATGTCATTGCATTCCCTCATCTCGTTTGCGATCGGTCGGTCGATGAGGTCGGCCAGGCGATAGACGGAATCTGCCGTGAACCAATACTCATCATCAGGCTCGAGGCCGAGGGCGGTTTCGACGTCATATGGGTTGATCAGGTGATATGCGTCATATTTTCTGACGTCCAAATTGCGCAGCTTCTTAGCTACCTCGCGGCGCTCATTGTCGTCAATCCTCATACAGCACCTCCAGACCGTACGCTACGGCGGCATCGTGCTCGATGCGGCATCCACGCGCGTCCTCCCAGCCTTTGCAGAAGTAAGCCGTGTGGCACAGGCTCATGTTCTCAAGCGACTTGGCGAGGTAGCAGAGCGGTATCTGCACGACGCCGCGCTCCTTCATGGCCACGTCGCTGTACCACTCGTCGGTGAACAAGGTGTTCACGAACTCGTAGCCCATCTCGCTCAGTGCGGCGCACGCCTTGTCCCTCGCCTCCACGATCTCCTCGTCTGTCTTGCCAGCCATCGGCTGGGAAATCATCGCTCGCTTCATCACCTAAAGCTCCTCTCCGCAGAACGGGCAGTACTTGATGTCCTCGATGTAGGCGGTCGCCGTCACGTCGGCGCCGACGGTCTCTCCGCACGAGCCGTTGACTGAGACGTCGAGCTCAACGCTGGTATCCAGCTCGACCCTGACGACCGGCTCGCCGTCGTATCGGCGCGTCAGGGTCATGGAACCCACAGACCAGCTTCGGACGTCTTGGCCAGGCGCAGAATGGACTGACGCGATGCGGGAGGGGGTGCGGACAGAAAGTTGGACCGCGGGGCGGTCCGGACTGGAGGTTCGCATGTACAGCAGGGAGAAGGTCGAGCTCTTCCTCCTGGCGACGGAGGACGGCATGGGGCCCACCGCCG